TAATCTTGAGGATGCCATTGCCCAAAAGATGATTTTTAATAAAACGAGATCCTACCGACATGGGAACAAAATATGTTGAGAACCTCACAACCAACCAGGAGTATAAGACTATGGACTATACACCATACGGACCTGAATGGGTCAAAGAAGTCAAAAAGATGAACAAAGACTCGCTTGTGGAAATGTTGAAAGGAGCATTGATCACAAACGAAAACCTCAAAGCAGAGGTGCGCGATATCCAGGAGGCTGCTGATACTGTTGATACAGATGCGGACTCACAAAAAAAAGGATACTATTGGGAACAGCACTTTAGTGGGTGGCATAAACTAAAAAAATGGGCAATTCCAGTAGGCCATAAAGCTAGTCCAAATATCCCAAATGGTAAGCAATCATGAAAAAACCAATTAAGAAAACATCAGCATTCTACCTCCTCAAAACATTCATGATGAAAAAAACTCTTTCTGACTGTTTAAAGAGAAAAGAATGCCCATACTACGCTAAAATCAAGAAGTTTATTAAAATAAGCTGTGAGATTATATCATATTGCTGCATAGGGTGGATGAAAAGACATGATAGACAGATTGTAATTGTAATCAATTGGATGGCTGGTATAGGTTGGATAGTGGTTCTGTTTTATGTTTTAATTAATGAGGGGTGTGTATGAGTTATGTAATGGCAGCTGATGCTCTTTTGATGGCAATCGAAGAACTGGAAATTTTGAAAGAAGAAAATAATAAAATTGAAGACGGTTTAGATTATATCATCCATGATATCCGAAAATCATTGAAATTAGTGGCTTTAATTCATCAAATAACTGAGGGAAAATTATGAAAATGATTGTGGTAGGGAATGGAATGGTATCAAAGCCTCAAGGCTATCTAATTGATAAATTCGATACCGTAATACGCCTAAGTCGTTATAAAATAAAGGGATATGAATGTTTAATAGGAACAAAAACAGATATACACGTAGTAGCCAGAGTGGAAAATTCAGATCCATCAAACAAGATATGGATAGGAAACCCTTTAGGATTATCCTCTACCCCACAAAAGACGATATCGGAGGCTTACCCAAATGGATATGTGATAAACAATCGAATGCAGCAAATATATCAAGAAACGGGTATGAGTGATGGTGAACATCCAACACTTGGGCTGCTGGCTATTTTCATGGCGTTGGAGCATGGAAAGTATTTTTATGATCTACCTATAACCATAACCGCTTTAGATTTTATGCAGCTAGATTGGCCCAGTTACTACTACGACCTAACCCCAAGAAAAAGGATATGCCCCCATCACAACATGAGTAAGGAAAGAATGGTAGTGAAAGAGTTGATGCAAAAGGGGCTTGTGAAGTTACTGCTAAAAGAAGATATCATTAATCTCGACGATAATGCTCCACCAGTAATTTGCCCTTGCATAAAGAATTCAAATGAAAAAGTTTTATGAAAAAACGCATCCTAAAGCTCCTACGAAAAGAAGCAATTCGTCATGCAGAGGAAATTGACCGACTGGACGAAATAAAACACATCTTTGATGTCCTAGTTGCCAACTATTACAAAATACCCCGCCGGGAAAGGGGAAAATACAGATTAGCATTGGAGGAATTGAATGAAGATTGTAAATAGAAATGAATTTCTTAAATTGCCTCCCGGTACAATAGCTATGAAATACCAACCCTGTGTATTTGGTGAAATCTTTATAAAAGAAGAAACTATAGGAGAAAGTGGGGATTTTTTTCTTCAATATCCACTTACTTGTACACAAAGTGAGACTACTGTGGAGGAGGTTGGTTTGCTTTTTGATGCACAAGAAAACAAAACTTCGCTTAAAATGGATTTTGATTGTTCGCAAAGGGATGGGTGTTTTGACGAAAAGCAGCTATTTGCCGTTTATGAAAAGACTGATTTAGAAGGGTTGATCAAAAGATTAAATGATTGTCTGGTTTGTTAAAAATTTTAGAGAAATGCAAAATAAGAAGATTGAGAATATCCCAATCTTAATTCCAGGCTGCCCATATATTTGGTTAATTAAACAGGAGAAATGATGATTCATGTTGCGAAGGTGAAGTGTTTTATTGATGAGGATGTTCTTGTGCAGTTTTTTGAGGATGGGGGCACTAGGGTATTGTGTCATGACGTTCAAACGTGTAAAATTTGTCCTTATAAAGTTGATTATAAGGTTGAATTTAGATTTGGGAGGAAGGTAGCACTTGACAATGCCTCCTGAATAATTGTACCTTCAAAAAAAGACATTATAGTACTCTTTCGAGGAAGCTCGGTCCCCCAAGTACCGGGCTTTTTTATCGGTAACACCCAATCTATTAATATTTTATTAACAATTTGTTAACATTGTTGTTGACTATGTTGATAGAATACTGTATTATATGGGTATGGTAACTGGTCGCCCAACTAAATACGGTCCACACATAATCCAAAAAGCGCAAGAATATTTCCAAAAATGGGAACCGTATTACGAATGTCCTGTTGAAAAACAAGATAAAAACGGCAATGTCACCACAGAAATGAAAAGAGTACCAAACGGTGCTCCAACAGCTTTACGACTTGCCGACCATCTTGGCATAAACCGTTGTACCGTCTTCGATTGGGAGAATAAATATAAGCAGTTTTCCGACTGTATAAAAGAAGGAACTAAAAAATGCTTCAGAACTGGCATGTATGAAAATGGCCTAACTGGCGAATGGAGTGCTGCAATGGCCATATTTTTAGGGAAAAACCTGCTTGGCATGTCAGACAAGAAAGAGGTCATGGGAGCAGGCGGAGGACCGTTAGTCGTAACTCTAAGTAAAGAAGATGAGGATATTTAGACTTAATGGCCGCTTTTAAACTAACTGAGAAACAGCAGGAAGCCAACAAAACGGTGTTTTCGAGTGGCGCAGAGCATGTACTCCTCGAGGGTGGTTCAAGGTCGGCTAAAACTTTCTTAATTCTGCGAAATATTGTACTTAGATCGCAAAAAGCCCCTAAATCACGTCATGCAGTATTAAGATTCAGATTTACTGATGTGAAATCCTCCGTGGTTTTCGATACGTTCCCCAAAGTAATGGATTTGGCTTATCCGGGCTTAAAATACACCATTAACAAAACAGATTGGTTCTGCCGATTTGAGAATATGTCAGAGATTTGGTTCGGTGGTTTGGATGATAAAGAGCGCACAGAGAAGATTTTGGGCAAAGAGTATGCTACTACATTTTTGAATGAATGCAGTCAGATATCCAATGAAGCCAGACAAATGGTAGATACGCGCCGCGCCCAAAAGGTTTCGCAAGTAGTGAAGGGTTTACCCGACAAGGAATTACCGCTCAGGGCATATTACGATTGTAACCCTCCTTCTAAAGCTCACTGGTGTTATAAGTTGTTTCACGGGAAGCAGGATCCAGACAGCAAGACACCGCTTAAAAGCCCCGATAATTACGTGTTTATGAAGATTAATCCAGCTGACAATCAGGATAACTTACCACAAACTTATCTTAAATCTCTAGAAAATATGTCATCCAGGTACAAAAAAAGATTTTGGTACGGAGAGTATGCAGATGAAAATCCTAATCAGTTGTTTTCCGACGTGTCCATCGACCAGTACCGTGTCACTGATGGCGCAGTACCCGAATTTGTCCGGGTGGTTGTTTCTGTTGACCCTTCCGGGTCTGGGGACGTTGATAATATTCATAACGATGCTATAGGGATAACAGGGGTCGGGTTGGGGATAGATGGTAATGCGTATTTGCTTGAAGATAACACCGTAAAGGTCGGCCCTGCCACATGGGGCAAAATAGCCACTGATACATATGATAGGCTTGGTGCTGATGTCATTGTCGGTGAGAAAAATTATGGTGGAGAGATGGTGAATTTTACTATCCAAACAGCCCGCCCCAATACCCCTTTTAAGTTTGTAACGGCCACTAGGGGTAAGGCAGTGAGAGCGGAGCCTATCGCCGCCCTTTATGAACAGGGAAGAGTCCGTCATGTGGGCTATTTCCCTGATTTAGAGGATGAATTGCAAGGTTTTAGTACTATCGGGTATCTGGGCGAAAGTAGTCCAAACCGAGCTGATGCTTTAATATGGGCTATAGCAGAGTTGTTCCCCAATATTGTAGCTAAACCCGAAGAGCCTGAAGAATACTACGAGGAAACTGTAACTAGTTGGGAGGCTGTATAATGCCGTGTAAAAGTGGAAAAAAGGGCCGTAAAGGCGGAAAAAAGAAATAATGGAAGAGATAGAAACCAAAAAGGGTAAAGACAAGATAATAGCCAAGTTCGAGAAGGACTTTAAGTCCATGCAGAACAAGTGGTCTAAGCTTCATAGAAAACACGAAAGTGATATAAAGTTCATATGGTTTGGTGATCAATGGGACTCAACGGCTTTAGAAGAACGAACAAAAGGTAAGGCTTCAAACGGTTCTCCATTACCGCCAAGGCCGACGAATGTCTTTAATATCGTCAAACCTTTCATCATTAAGGTGGTTAATGGCGTAAAAAAGATGAAACCCACACTAAGGGTAATGCCTTGTGATGGAGCATCAGATAAAGTATTAGCTGATGTTCGGCGTGGTGTCATAAGAAGTATAGAGCGCAATACTGGTGCTGTACCATCTAGGTTAAATGCACTAAATGATGCTGTTTCAGCTGGATACGGCTTTTATCGTTTTGTGACGGAATATTCTGATCCAATGAGCATGGACCAGGACATTAAGTATAAAGACGTTGAAGATGCTACGACAGTATTATGGGATGATGGCGATACTTCAATCGATGGCTCAGATTGTAAAAAAGTTGTAGTGCAAGAGCGCATCACAAAAGAGGAGTTTAAAGCCGAAACTGGTAAAGATTGGGAAGATGTCTATCACAATGTTCAGGGTGATGGTGTTAAAATTTCTGATGCATGGGGTTCTGAATCAGGGCCAACAATATCAGAGTATTTTTATATCGAGGAAAAACCCGAGAAATTAGTTCAACTGGCTCCCGAATTCGCCCAACAAGTGGGAAAGAAGACCATTTATTATAGTGACCTTGTAAAGCTTTCTGAACAAAATGGTATTAAGCCAGAGTTTATGATAGCTACGTATGAGGATGGGGGATATGTCCAAAGGGAGACTACCACAAGGCAAGTGTGGTGGTGTAAACTAGCTGGTAAGGAGTTGTTGAAAAAAGAGCGTTGGCCTGGATATTGGATACCTGTTTTTAAAGTCGATGGTAGAAAGAAGGCTATCGGTGGGGAAATCCGCATGGATGGGCTTGGAAATGACGCTAAGGGTAGCCAAAAATCATACAATTATGCGAGAAACAACCAATTGGAGAGGATGGGCATGGTTACCAAGGCTGCTCATTACACTCCTGTTCATGGGATACCGGAAAATAAGAAGTACAAGTGGGAATCATCTAACACCCGCAATTGGGCCACACTTGAGTATAACGCTTATGATGACCAAGGGCGACCGATTCCTGCACCACAGCGACCACCTACAGTTCAAGTGGATCCCGGTTTGGCTAATGAGGCTAATCTGGCTAGTGAGGAAATTAAAGCCACAATGGGTATTTATGGTGCTTTCGTTGGTGATACTACAGGAAATCGGTCAGGGAGAGCTGTTCTAGCTGAAGCGGAAGAGAGTGCGGATACGGTATTTGATTTTGCTAATAATCTTGCGAATGTGATGACTCATGAGGGACGGGTAGTAAATGAGCTTATCCCAAAGATATTCAATACGCCTCGTCAGGTCAGGATGGTTGGTGAAGATGACGCTGAAAAGGTGATATGGATTAATCAGAAGGCACAGAATGAAAAGGGTGAAGAGTATTACTATGACATGAATCAAGGTAAATTTGATGTAACTGTTGAGATGGGTCCATCAGATGCTACCAAACGCGTTGAGACCAGAGAGGGAATGGAAGTCTTTATCAAGGCTTTACCTGAATTTGCTAGTTCTTTCGGTGATTTATACGCAAAGGAACAGGATTGGCGTAATGCTGATCAAATTGCTGAACGTGTGAAGAAAATGATAAAACTGCAATATCCAGGATTAGTTGATGATGACGAAGAAGATGAAAAAGAACCACCTCCAGAGTTAATTGAAGCACAACAGGCGATTGACGAGATGAATCAGCAGTTGCAGGTGGTGACACAGGAGAATGAACAGTTAAAGACTGATAAGCGTATTGAGGCCATGAAAGTACAGATAGAAGAATTCAAGGCTAAAACAGAGCGTATGAAGGCTATTTCGGCGGCTCAAAGTGATGCTGCTAAACTCGAAGTTGAGTTAGAAAAGGCTGAAATGAGTACTGAAGTAGACCTTTTAAAGATTAAATCTCAAGACGAGAAAGTTGATATTGATGCAGCCATAAAGGAACGTGGTCTGCAAGTACAAGAAATGCAAAAGAATTTGAGTGATGAGACACGTAAAAACTCAGGGCAAACCGAAGCCTCCGATTCGGGTAATTAATCGTGGAGACAACCATGGACGAAACAACAATTCCAGAAGGCACTGAAAATATACAAGACCAGGAGGTAACACAAGACGTTACTCCCGAGGAACAACCCAGTGCGGATAATGGACAACAGGCCGAACCGCAAGGAGAGGCCAACAAGGGATTTAGTGGAAAGATACCTTATGAGAGGTTTCAGCAAGTAAACACTCAAAAGAACACCTTGAAAACTGAAAATGAACAGTTGAAACAGGCGTTGCAAAGCCTAACTGGAGGCGAAAAACCCCAGGAGAGTGGACCGCAAGAACCTCAAAGAGAGCAGTTTCAGAGTGAAGCTGATTATTATCGGGCTTTAGGCGTGTGGGGTGGCCAACAAGGCTATCAACAGGCTAAACAGCAAGATTATCAGCAGACACAGGCACTTGAACAACAGAATGCCAAAAATAAAGCACAGGTTAATTACACGTCAAAGATGATGGAAGCAAAGGGAAAATACAACGATTTTGACGCTATTATATCCCAATGCACCGCTGATTTTACAGCGAACCCAGCTTTAGAAATGGCTATTATGTCTCATCCTCAAGCAGGGGATTTGGCCTATCAATTAGGATCCGATCCTCAAGAGGCGATGAGAATTTCCCAACTGCCAACTGAACAGGCTCTAATTGCTTTAGGTACTTTGACTGCCAAAATTCCGGGGTCAAACGGACAACCTATAAAAAAGTCTGGTATGCCAAAGCCCATTGAACCAGTGGGAACGGCTAAACCTACTGGAGCGAAGGACTATAGTGACGATATGACTCAAGAGGAGTTTGACGAAGCTTATCCTACGATCTGGTAATTATAAAGGAACAAAATGGCAAACACATTTAATGTCAGTACTTTAGTTAGTAAGCAGCTTGTCCAAAGCTTACACGCTAAGAGTAATCTTGTGCCTACCGTTAACAAAGCGTATAGCAAGGATTTTACTCAAAAGAAATACACCCCTGGAACAACTGTCACGATTAATATTGAGCATCAGCCCACTGTTACGTCAGGCAGAGTTGCAAATGTCCAGGACGTTCAAGATCGGACTACTTCTGTGACAATAGCGCAATATAACGCTGCTGAATCTTTTACGAGCATCGAAAGAGGTTATTCATTGGATGACCCTCAAGATGTTAGACGTTATGCTGACAAAATGGCTTTGCGTCTTATTCGTGAGATGGAAGTTACTGGCTTTCAGCAGTTTAGAGATTCCATTGGTCAGAACGTTGGTACACCTGGCGTTGATCCTGGAGCCTTGAGAACTTGGGCTGAAGGACGCGCAAAGATTACCGATGCTTTGGCCCCGCAACGTGACTATTATGCTGCTGCTAATCCTATGGCAATGGTAGCTCTTACAGATTCATTAAAGGGTGCTACTCAGCCTGGTGCAGAGATTTCGAATCAGTACCTTCGTGGTCGGATGAGAAAAGCCGCTGGGATGAACTTTTATGAATCTCAGAGTATTGCTAGGCAGACTGCCGGAACCACTACTGACTTCGCAGGTGCGATGGCTTCAACAGTTGCTACCGAGGGATCAACGACTCTTTCCGTCGATAACCTTGGCACTGGTACAATAACGGCTGGTACGAAGCTGACCGTTGCTGCTGTTAACGATGTTGACCCAGAAACGAAATCAACTCTTAGTTATGCTAAGCAGTTTACTGTTACCACAGACGCAACAATTGTGGGTAATGCAGCCACACTGACTGTCAGTCCTGCAATGTATAGTTCGGCCTCACCACATCAGAATATTGATGCTTTCCCTCAAGCTGCTGCTGTTGTTACCATAGTTAACAGTGGTTCTGCTTCAACCGTTGATGCGCAAAACGTGATTTATGACAGAGATGCCATAAGCCTTGTTTCCGTACCATTACCGGCTGCTAGGGGTGGTAAGCATCATAGTTTTGCTAACTATGAAGGTATTCAGATTCGTGTTGGTGTCGGTTCTTGGGATGCAGTAAACGACGACCAGATTCTCCGCGTTGATGCGGTATGGGGATGGACCACTCTTAGAGAGGACCACGCCTGTATAGTATGGGGGGATTAATATGAGCTTAACACTTGGTAACATCAAGGCAATGCAGAAGTTTACTTTTGGCACAGGTAAAACCTGGAGCCAGGTGACTGATGACACTGCTGCGGCACAGACAACCACTGTTAACGGGTTATCCACAGATGATATAGTTTTGGTGCAAAAGCCTACAGAACAGGCTAATCTGAGCTATAACGCTATGGGACTCGTAACAGCGGCGAATACCTTGTCTATTATCTTCATAGCTAATGGCGGTAATGTTACCCCTACGTCTGAAGAGGAATGGTCTGGTATTGTCTTCAAAGCCGAAGAACCAACCCCAACAGATGCAACAATTTAATTTAAAGGAGAACAAATAATGGCAGTACAACAATTATCAGATGGTTCACCGGATGGGACCCTTTTAGGCCGTAGTGATGACCTAATAGGCTTTTTCGGAGCGACTACTGTAAACAAAGCTGGAGCTACCGAAGATTTAAAAGATCTGCTGGTGGCTTACGGCCTTATGACAGATAGCGGCGCAACACCTCTTAACCTTGATGGAGGAGATATAACGTGTGACGGTATTACAGCAACTAGTCTTTCGGTTTCAGGTCTTGCCTCTTTTGCTAGTGACATTTCTATCACTGCAAGTGGTGACCTGACTGTGGATACAGTAACAGCAACTAGTTTGGCTATTTCTGGTCTTTCTACATTTAGCGGATCAGTGACTATGGGTGATAATGAAGACATCATTCTTCAAACTACCACTGGTACTATGATAGGTACAGCAACGGACCAGAAGCTTGGATTATGGGCTGCTACTCCTGTGGTCCAGCCTACTAATGCTGATCAGGCTGCTGTAACTGCGAGTGCTGGCACAACCAGCAACTCCGCTTATGTTGCAAGTTTACAATCTCTCGCAACAGCTAATAAAACCCTTGTAAACCGACTTCGTACGGATTTGGTTGCTGTAGGTGTAATAAAAGGCTCGTAGTGAAGATTAATCATGATATTGGTAAGGGCGGGGGTCAAACCCCGTCTAAACCTTTTAAAGATGTAAAACTTTTGATTGGTATACCCACCAGGACCAACACTTGTTTTATTGATTTTGCCACTAGTTTGGCTGTAACGATGAGTACGATAGTACAGAATGGTGGGACTGTGGGAGTGAGGAAATCACAAAACGATTGCTTTGTGGAGGTGGCAAGGAACCACCTAGTAAACTTTTTTATGCAGACAGATTATACTCATTTAATGATGATTGACGATGATATGAGTTGGAACCCCATGTCAATTGAAAAGATGATTTTAGCTGATAAAGAGTTCATTTCAGGTACAGGACCCATGAAAGGGGACGACATTAAGTTTGCTTTCAATAGTGATGATGCTAAGGAGCATCCTGATGGGCTTTGGGAACTTAAAAGCGTGGGGGCGGCATTTTCTTTGTTCAAGCGAAGTGTGTTCGAGAAAATGAAAGCCGCTTATCCAGAAATGTACAGTGATTTTTATAAGGGATATGGTTTTTTCAGGATGGAAGTGAACAAAGAACATCTCATTACTGAAGATTATTCCTTTTGTCTTAAATGGAGTGCTATTGGCGGAAAATGCTGGTGCTTTCCCGATATTGATTTTGGGCATTTAGGTCACAAAGTTTATGAAGGTAATTTTTACAAAAAATTGAAAGGTATTGCTGCATGAATATTATTGAGAGAATGAAGGCTTTTAGTATTTATTTTGCTACACCTACCATAGACGGTAAGGTAGGGGCGCATTATCTCAAAAATATGCTTTATACGCAGAAACTATTAAATAAAAACGGAATACACAGCGATGTAAGTCTAGTCCAAAGGGATGTTTATGTTCAACGAGCCAGAAATGAGCTTGCCGCTGATTTTCTAGAATCTGGTTACACCCATTTATTCTTTATTGATGCAGATATGGGTTGGGAACCAAAGAAAATAATCAAGATGTTAGCCAGGGATAAGGATGTGTTGTTTGGAGCTTATATCCATAAAAGTAAAAATGGAAAATATGTTCATCAAGTGGAGAAGAATGGTAGTGAAAAGTTGATTACACATGATGGTTTAGTAAAATGTGTCTCTGGACCCACTGGCTTGATGTGTATTAAACGAAATGTTTTTGAAACTATGATAAGTGAACATCCTGAAATGATGTATTTTGATGCTACAGGTAAGAAACAATATGATTTTTTTAGCTGTTCAGTTAAAAATATCAATGGAACGCCTTTATGGTTTGGAGAGGATATTGATTTTTGTCAAAAATGGCGGGACATGGATGGAGAAATATGGTGTGAGCCAGATATTACAGTTAATCATGAAGGTATGAATATCTGGAAGTGTAATTATTTTGAAGATTTGAAAAAGGTTAATTCGTCTAATAATTCTTGGGCTTCACAAAAAGAATCTGAAAACGTATTAGCAAGAATGAAAAAGAAAGCGATTCAATATTAAAGGAGGTAATATGCCTATTACATTAAATATAAAAAAACAGGGTGGCGGTATGACTATGCATATTGGAGACCCGAACGACAAAAGAGGAGTGTTCACTCCTAAAGGACAGAAGAAACCAGATAATATCAAGATACCTAAGAAAAAAGGCAAATAATGGCTGATTTTCCACGTATTGTATATAAAGGCGGAATTTTAAATCCTAATCCAGCGTATTACAAGTCTGTTGCTAATGCAGAGGAGATGATTGCGGTAACATCTGAGGGTTTTTGGGCACATACCATTGAAAAGCCGGAAGATACTGTAAACCTTCCTTTTGTCGCTCCATATATTGCAACAAAAAAGGCAGAAAAAAAGCTTGAGGAAATTCATGATAAGGCGGTTCAAAATGCTCTTTCTGATTCTGAAGTAACAAATTACGAGCCAGATGTGATAGAACCAGATGACGCTGTGTCTGAAATAGCACAACAATATAAAAGTACTACTGGTTTGGATGCTATACAGACAAAAGGACGCTGGAAAGGTAATGAAACTAAAGCTTTTATAGAGTGGAAGAAAATGCACAACAAGGAGTAAACAATGGCAACAGAGGCATTTACGCCGACAATAGATGCAACAACCAATCTGCAAACATGTATCCAGCTTACTACTGGAGCGGCGACAGCTAATACAAGGCTACCGTGTAGGCAGTTTTTGATAAAAAGTCTTACGAATCCTTGTTATATCCGTTTGGGCCCGTCTGACGTGACGGTGAGTGCTGTAAATGGGTATTACATGGCTGTTGGCGACGAGGAGCGGTTTCAAATTTCCAAGGGGGTAACTCATATTGCCTATCTCCAGGTCACTGGTGCTGGTGCGTTGTCAGTTTGCCCTCTTGAATCGGATTAAGGAGAAATTATGGCGACAAAAGCATTTACACCATACATTGACGATGATAATGTATTTACAGGTGTACAGGCTACAATCACCGGGACCAGTTCGGCAACACGCTTGCCGGGTAGGCAGGTAAAAATAAAATGCCTTACACAGCCCGTTTATATCCGTTTGGGCCCAGCCTCTGGTGCATGTACTACAGCTAATGGATATTACATGGCTGTGGGTGATTCTGTGCGATGGCAAACGTCAAAAGGGGCTACACATATCCTTGCTATTAGAGCAACAGGATCAAATGGTGTTATATCTATCCTGCCTGGGAGTTCTGACTGATGGCAACCGGACAGAGCATCGTAGAAGATGCATTGCTGGATATTGGCGTGGGCTCTCCTGGTGAAGCTGTTGAGCAGAGCCTATTAAATCATGGTCTAAGAGTGTTAAATAGGATGTGGTCTAGCTGGTCGGCGGAGATAGCTCCAATTTATTCGAGTACATTTGAAAGTCTAACATGGACAGCAGATAGCCAGAGTATGACAATTGGATCTGGTGGCGATCTTGATACGGCTAGGCCAATTGAGATAACTGGCATACAAACTCGCAAGGACACTCTTGATTATACTCTTAATCAAATCACCTTGGAGCAGTATCAAACTACTGTTTTAAAAACAGTTAGCACTGATTATCCTGAAGTCTATGCTTATCAGAAGGATTATACTTTAGGGAGAATTTATATATATCCGGTACCTTCAAGTAATATTGATATAAGAATAACCTCTAAAAAAGCTTTGACAGCTTTTACTATGTCAGGTACGATTTCGTTGCCTGATGGATATGAATTAGCAGTGCAAAAGAATCTAACAATCCTGTTAGCTCCAGCCTATGGTAAATCGGTTCGCTCAGAAGTTATTGAGCAAGCTTTTAAAGCCAAAGCGGCTATTATGTCGGTAAATTCAAATGATGGGGAAATATGGCCCGATTATTTGCTGCCTGGATTCGACACCCAGGAAAATATAGATATCCTTACAAATGGCTAGAATAGTCGTGCCTGTGGTTGGTGGATCATATAAACATGATACATTACCCTTTGACGCACAAGAAACCGTTAATCTGTTCCCGGAACGGGGGGGACGCCAAAGCAAGTCAACTGCGATACTTAGGCGTACACCTGGATTGTCTTTATTCGCCACTATAAGCACACAGACTGGTCCTGTTAGAGGTATGTACACAACTAGTGGCGATAGATTCTTTGTGGTTAGAGGAACGCAGTTATATGAGTTTAACGTTGCCGGAACTGAAACTATTAGGGGAACTATCAACTCTGGCACAGACAGAGTGCAGATGACTGATAACGGGTTAGAGCTTGGTATTGCCGATGGAACAAATATATGGAGCTATGCGCTATCCACTAATACTTTGAGTGAGGTGACGGACACTGATGCCCCTGACACAACACCGTCGCTTGAGTTTATTGATGGTTATATATTTGGTTTTGACCCTGACGCATCTCAAATTGGCAGTTTTGCCCATTCGGATCTTAATGACCTTACTACGTGGAACTCTATAGATGTTTATACCGCCGAAAGCTCTCCTGATAAAATTGTAGCTCTCAAAGCTCTTAATGGCCAATTGTGGCTTTTTGGTTCTAAAGGCTATGAAGTATGGTATAATGCTGGTGGTGATAATGTCTCATCGGCTACGTGGGCAAGAGTACCGGGTACTTTTACACAAATAGGATGTGCTGCTGCTAATTCAGTAGCGGTTATTAGGGGTCATATATTTTGGCTGGGCTCAAGTAAAGATGGCGCTAATATTGTATGGGTTTCTGACGGCTATAACGCTAGAAGAATATCTACTCGTGCTCTAGAAAGCACAATATCTGGTTATGATTCAATTGATGCTGCTTGGGGATTTACTTATGAATATTTAGGTCATCATTTTTATGTGTTAACTTTCCAAGAAGGCAATGATACTTTTGTATACGATATAACAGAAAACGAATGGCACAACTGGCGTTATAGAAATCCAACAACGGGAGAACAAGGCAGACATCGGGCTGTAAATCATGCATATTTCGAAAGAAAGAATTTAGTTGGTGATTATACGAACGGAAATATATACGAATTAAGTCAAACTACATATACTGATAATGGCGATCCCATTGTGTGGGAAAGATATTTTTCTCATTTTGAGAATGTTAAACAGCGTATCAGTTGGTATATGTTGCAATTAGACATGCTTACTGGTTCAGCCTTATTAGATACTGCGTCTTATCCTGATGGCGTAAGTGTTAATTCATTAACTAGGTCGGCGGGAACTGTAACAGTGGTTACGGCTAGTGCGCATGGATTCACCACTGGTGACGAAATCACTATATCAGGGGCTACGCCTGATAATTACAATGGTAATCATACTATAACGGTGTCAAACAGCGTCACCTTTACTTTTATTACAACCAATCCCGTTCCCGCTGTAGGGGCTATTACAACTGCTGTGGGAGATGCTACAGTAACGGGTGTCAATACGACATTTTCCAGTGACCCGAATATAGTAGTAGGGACGCAGATAAATTGGGTAGACGACTCTTCTATCAATAAATTCGGAGATGTGTTATCTATTACAAGCGATACTGAGTTGGAGTTAACCACAAACGCAAGTTCTGTCGCTACAGGTGCGGCATTTACTTACAATAATTTAGTAACGGCTACAGGGACTATTACAGCAAGCGATCAATCTACACAAGGCAGTGATCCATTGGTACAACTACGATGGAGTGATGATGGTGGACGCACTTATGGCAAATGGCATGAGATGAGTGTCGGGTTAAGGGGTAAATATGATATTAGGGTCATCAAAAGAATGTTAGGACAAAGCAGGGGTAGGGTATATCACGTCAGAAGCTCTGAGCCTATTGCTATGTCTCTACAAGACTCCTGCGTGGCTGACATAGAGGCAAGCGATGACTAGTGAGCCTCCCTTTAAAGATCCTCCCATAACCATCGGGAATGACCAGCGTTCTAGCTGGAATCGTCCTTGGTGGATGTGGTTTACCAGCGTGTATCAAGATTTAAAAGAAGCTAATGTAGCGAATCTTGATGCTTCGAGGCTTGTTGCGACTGACGCGTCAAAGACAATGGTTAGTGTCGATGACTTGACAGATTGGGTGGCGGGCACTACAAATCAGATTACCGTAACTGATGATACCGATGGGACTATTACGCTGTCCACACCACAAGACATTCATACAGGAGCTAGCCCTACATTCGCTGGTTTGACCGTTGTTAACGCAGTTGATGAGTTTTCAACTGATGGGACGCTGGCTGGAGACAGTGATACAGCATTACCCACTGAAAAAGCGGTTAAAACATATGTGGATGCTCAGGTTACTGCGCAGGATTTGGATTTCGCTGGTGATAGTGGAACGGGAAGTGTTGATTTAGATAGTCAGACATTTACATTATCTGGAACAGCTAATGAAATAGAAACTTCAGCTTCATCACAAACGATTACTATAGGCTTGCCTAATGATGTCTCAATATCCAATGATTTGACGGTTGGTGACGATATAATTGTTACCAATGATATTGATGTCGGAAATGATTTGAGAGTTGGTGACGATATAATTGTTACCGAAAATGTAGACATTGGGGGCCGACTTATTGTTGATGGATTCGCTAAAGTCGGAGGGGAATTGAAAGTGGAAGATCATACATATTTAGTAGCAGATAAAAAACTTTACTTTGACTGGGATGGAAATTAAAATGGCTTTTGAGAAATACATATTACCGGGTAATGACGATACTCCTAAAATGGCGGTACATCTGTTTAGAGGGATTGTCCAAGAGTATATAGACGGACAAAAGACTAAAACAGAATGTCTGGAAGGCATTGAAGAGGATTTAGGCGTGGAACTCACTAATGACGAAAAGAGTGATTTGAATGCTTTAATGGTTGCTATTGATGGTGAGGGTACTGTACCTGAAAAGATGGCGATAGCCGATGATACTTATCGTGTATGCGTTATCGCAGAAAGTGGATTAAGCTGGTATGACACCAAAGCTAAGCTTAAAGCAA